AATTGGGGGTATATTTTTTATCGTCGGGAGTATTGAACGGCAGGGTAAAAGATGAATAAGGGCAACTGTGGGATTGTGTTAAAGCCCAATGGTATGACAAAGGAATAAGCCATACGACACACGGAGAGGCAATTCTTCGAAAGATAGATTCCAGACTAACGGACATTGCTGTTCACGTTAGGACACGACAGCGAGAGACTCATTCGACGGAGTAATTATCGCAAAAGTGAGAGTCCAACATTTAGAGAAATCTATTTGAAGGATACTTCTATCTCTCACTTAGCTCCAGATCTAATCTCGGGAGTAATTATTATAGTGAGTGTTTTTTTGAATTTTAAGAATAACAAGATGTTCAAAGTAGATTACATAGATTTCGTTATTAGTCAATATGGACACAACGCGTTTATGTTGAAATCAAAGGACGAAAGAAAACTAAACAACAAGATTGTGTACAAAGTGGAATATCAAAACCTTTCCAACGAAGAAACAATTGAATTTTACACCTTCGATAAAAACAAGATTGTAACAGGTGGCACAATTGACACATTAAACGCAAACTACAAATGATACTTATACCCGCACAACTCGAAAGCGTAGGTACACGAAAGGACAAGACGCTCAAACTAACCTTTGGAACAAACGAGTTAAGTCCTGCACAAGCGTCAGAACTATTTACAATAGCTAATCAATTCGGTTATCTTGCCTTCAAAGATGAAGACTTCAAGCGCGAAGAATTAGATGCAGTAGAAAGTCTTAAGTCAGAGTTAGAAGATACGTTAAAGAAGCCCTCACAACGTCTTAGAGGTGTTCTATTCAGACTATTCGAACAAGACAACGACGGGTTCAAGACGTTCTCGAAATACTACGACTCGAAGATGGAGCAACTTATTAACCACTACAAAAGTAAATTAGGGTAATTGTTACCTTCGAAAAGTAAACGAGAGTAGTTTTTATATTTATAAATTATGAGCAAGGAAGAAAACAAACCACAAAACGCAACACTAAAAAAGAATGCTATGCTAAAGGCTCTCGAAAGTACTTTGGGTGTGGTAACTTCCGCGTGTGAGATTGTAGGCATAGACAGAACAACACACTATCGTTGGTTGCAAGAAGACGAAGACTACAAAGCAAAGGTTGAATCATTATCTGACCTTGCTGTTGACTTCGCAGAAAGTCAGTTGTTCGAATTGATTAAGGGAGCGCACCGCGAGGTGTCAACACCAGACGGTGAAGTAATCCGCATTCAAGACGCACCCAACACAAGCGCAACGATTTTCTATTTGAAGACGCGAGGAAAGAAACGAGGGTACGTTGAGCGAAATGAAATTGCAGGTGTTAACGATGCTCCGATTCAAATAATCATCAACGACAAGTTATAACAACCAATTCGACAAATTACCGAATGAGTACCGCAACTTTGACATTTGACCTTACCGACTTCGACGATCGTTTCGAATACACACGAATGATTAAAGCTCTCGATATGGCAATGATGCTTTGGGAGTTACAGATGAACGGATACAGGAAGTTCACCAAGTACAACGACAGGCAAGATGATGCGTATCAAGAAGGGATTGAAGAAGTGTTTGAATACATTCGCGGACTAATGCGAGAACATAACATCGACGTTGAACAATTGATTGTATAACGTACCCGAAAGGGTAAACTTTATAATGTAAATTCGTCGCAAGTATAGTAGATTTTTGCGACAAACAACGAAGAAATAAACGTACAATAAGGAATGAGCGAAAACAAATTAAACTTTTTGAAATCTCAAATACGCGCTTTCAACCCAGAGTGGACGAAGGAGCAGATTGAAATGGAAGCAATACGCATATACAACGAAGCAAACACCATCGACGACGACGACGAAGGCTGTTTGTATTGTGGATCTTAAACAAATAATATGAGCATAAAAGTAAGTATACCCGCTGACTATTCTTCGATAAGTGTCAAGCAATACGTTGACTATCACAACGCGAAGAATGACATCGAAAGACTTGTTTCAATCAGCAACCTAACGAAAGAACAGGCGGAGCAGATTCCTTTCCAACACTTGCCGACTTTAGTCCAAGCATTCGAAGGAACGTTGCTAAATGAATCAGCAAAGTTCTTTGAAACGATTACAATCAAAGACAAAGACTTTGGTTTCATCCCAGACCTTTATTCAATCAGTATGGGCGAGTACGCGGATATCTCAACGTGGGCTTCCGACGTGAGCGCGAATATGGTCAAGATAATGGGAACGCTTTACCGACCTATCGACAAACGCGTAGGAACAAAGTACACAATAATCCCACACAGCAAACAAAACAGAGAGTTAGTTGAGGGGTATGTTGAACAAATGACGCTCGAACAATTCAATGGTGCGATGCTTTTTTTTTCGACTTTGCTCAACGAACTAAGCAACACTTCGCTCGATTATTTGGAGAACGAGGTGAAGAAGTTGACGGAGGAATTGACGGAGCAATTGAAGACAGAGACAACCTAAACCAAGTGCTTGGACGCTACGGTTGGTATCACTTGTTTATGGAAGCGTGTGGACGCGACATAACAAAGTTGGACGCAATTACGGAAAAAAGCGCGTGGGAGATATTTACATTCATGACTTACCTAATAGACTACAATTATGTCCAACATTCAAAGTTACAACGCCTTAATCGATAGGTTCAAAGCATTTGCTTCTGGACACTTTATACTGAAAAGATTTTCTCACGGACAAATCGAGGTATCAGACCTTGAAAAGTTTGGTGAATATCCATTCATGCACGTTATCCCTTCCAACGTGACGTATTCGCAAGGAATGAAGACGTTCAGTTTTCAGATTGTCCTTGCTGATTTACCACGCGACAAAGAAGATAAGACGGAATATCAACGCGAGGTTCTTTCAGACCTTCAACGCATTGCTGAAGACTTGGTTGCTGAGATTACGAACCACAGAGTTCTTTTCGGTGACTTAATCACGGTTAACAATGTAAGTCTTGAACCATTCCTTGAAGAGTTTCAACACACGCTTACCGGTTGGACGGTTAGTTTAGATTTACTCGTTCCTTATTATTGGGACGCTTGTTCAATCCCTGCTGAGTGGAATGATTTCTTCGAATCTTCGACAGGTGGCACAGGATCAATTTTAACGTTCATCGATAGCATCACACGCGACGAAAACGGAAACGTTTCGTTAGTCAACGACGAAGCAGAACCTTCGCCTAACTACTACTACGGAACAAACGACGAAGGGGTGCGCGGTTGGTACTTGTTGAGCGACGAAGTAGGATTGACGTGTGAAACGATAGGAGATTGTCAAACGATTATCGACATCGAAGCAGCCATTGACGCTCTCGAAGAAGAAATACTTTTGAAGGCTGACATAACAAGCATAAGCGCGGTTGGTTTCTCCAATGATTATACAGACCTTGACAACAAGCCAACAATACCAGCAGCGCAAGTAAATTCAGACTGGAACGCAACGAGCGGAGTAGCGGAAATTCTTAACAAACCAACGCTAACGAACGGAACAGTTACAAGCGTTGGTTTAACAATGCCTGCTGCGTTTAGTGTGGCGAATAGTCCAATCACATCGTCTGGAGATATAGCGGTAACAGGAGCAGGAACGGTTTCACAATATGTGAGAGGTGACGGTAGTCTTGCCAATTTCCCTGCGTCAACGGGTGGCGGTGCTTCATTGTCATTCTATCTAAATGGTTCTGTGTCACAGGGAACTTTTGGCGGTGTTGCTTTTAGAGAAATGGACCGAATACCAATCATAGGTGCAGGAACAGATTTCACCATTGCAACGAACGGATATATTCAATCTTTCATAACAGACGCTAACGTTCCAAACCTGTTAGAAATACCCGCAGGAAATTGGAACTTTGAAACATATTTCAGCGCATCGAGTAACGGAGGCAGTCCTTCATATTACATCGAGTTATACAAGTGGGACGGAGCGACATTATCTTTGATTGCGTCGGGTTCTGCTAATCCCGAAGGCATAACAAATGGAACGGCAACACACCTTTACGTTAGCGCGATAGCAGTACCACAAACTACGTTAGCATTAACGGATAGGTTAGCGGTTCGAATCTACGTTAACAACTCAGGAAGGACGATTAAACTTCACACCGAGAACAGTCACCTTTGTCAAGTCATTACGACATTCTCAACGGGATTAACTGCGTTAAATGGCTTAACGGCACAGGTGCAGAACTTCGCAACGGGGACAACAGGAACTGACTTCGGTATTTCATCTGCGACAAGTACGCACACGTTCAACCTTCCAACTGCTTCAGCAACAAACAGAGGTGCTTTGAGTTCTGCTGATTGGTCTACGTTCAACGGCAAGTTCAACCTTCCTTCTCTCACAAGCGGCAGCGTTCTATTCAGTAATGGAACAACGATAGCGCAGGACAACGCTAACTTCTTTTGGGACGATACTAACAATAGGTTGGGGATTGGTACGGCTTCGCCTGCTTATGGAATAGATGTCAATGGAACTGCGAGAGTAAGTGGTACATTTAACAATTTAACAATAACAAATCAAGGAGGAGCAACTCCAGCTTTATTACTAGAAGCTAATAGAAGTGGTTGGTTTCAAAGCATATCAATAAAAGGAGGCACAACTGTTTTATCTACAAAAACATTACTTTTAGGGCAATATGATGACGGCAATGCACTTATATTTAATCAATCAGCAGCTGACATTATATTTTCTACAAATAGTACAGAAAGGTTTAGATTAAAAAACTCTGGCAACCTACTCATCAATACAACCACAGACGCAGGGTTTAAGCTCGATGTGAATGGAACGGCGAGGGTGCAGGGTAATACAACTATAAACGGATTTTGTTTTAACAATGGTATTTTTTCAAATAGTGGAGTAGTTAACATTTATCACAGGCAAGATATAAGTGTT